GGTATCCTGGTTATCCACTATCTTTATGTTAAGCATACCTTCAGAAATATGGGGATAGGAAAAACTCTTTTAGACGCAACGGGTCATTCAACCGACAAGGCTGGAGTTTACACCCATCACACTCGCATGGCAGACAAGCTAGCGTCGAAACAAAATTTTGTTTACCACCCTTATTTATTATTTGACCTTCCTAACCTATCGGAGCCATCAGATGAGCAGGACTAAAGATGTAGATAAAGAAAAGTTAAGACTCGACTACCTCTTTGACCAGGGGGTTAATTTTGTAGATCGAGTTATTCAGATTAACGAAGAGATAGATGACCATAGTTTTGCATTCATAGATGCCGCCCTAAGTGAACTAGAAAGGGCTAGTAAGAAAACTATAACTATAAGAATAAACTCTCCAGGTGGTTCAGTCTATGATGCCCTAGCTATGATAGGTAGACTTAATGCTTCTAGTTGTCGTATAGTAACAGAAGCATATGGACACGTAATGAGTGCAGCCACATTATTATTAGCAGCAGGTAAAAAACGCCGCATGTCTAAATACTGTGTGTTTATGGCACACCAAATGTCTTACTACATAGGAGGGTCTCATGCTGAAACGAAAGAAGAAGTAGATCAAGTTGAAAAACAGGAACGTCAATGGTGTTCTTGGATGGCAGAGTTGAGTGAAAAAGATGCAGAGTTTTGGTATGATAAAACCTACAAGAAAAACTTTTACTTGACTCCAGATGAATGCTTAGAGTATGGAGTTATAGATGAAATCTTTTAAAAACCGCAGTCATGAAGTAGCTTACAATATGATGGAAATAAGTGTAGAGTTAATAGATGAAGTATTTAAAAAGGTAGACAAACTTGCTGATGCTAACTCTCACAGAGAACGTAATGGTTTAAAACTTATTGACTCTGGACACTTTAGATGGGATATTAGGCAGCTGAAGATTAATACAAAAAATAAACTTCAGAAAATTATGGACTTATTAGAAGAGTATGGAGATGACGCAAAACTAGTCACCCACGAACCGGAGGAAAAAGAATGAAGAAACTGTTGACCTTAGCTATTTTGGGGGGTCTATTTTTAGGCACCTTTTTGTCAATCGAAAAAGAAGAAGTGTTAGAGAACAAGTATGATGTTTCTATTGGAGCTATTAATGGCTATAGCATAGACCCTACACTCAAAGACTTCAAAACCGCAGCTAGAGTAAATGGAAAAGACAAAGTAGTTGATATGGTTATTAACTCAGGTGGGGGCTCAGTTCACATCGGATTAGAAATAATTGAAGAAATGAAGTACATGAAAAGCTTAGGTTACAAGTTCAACTGCTACGTTCGTAACGCGTACTCTATGGGGTTTGTAATCTTACAATATTGTGACCATAGGATAGGGAGTTCTAATTCTACTTACATGCACCACCTAGTGCAGGTAGGATACGGCAGACCTGAAAGAACTGAAAATAATAAAAAGTTGTTTAAAGCACTTGACTTTTTCGATAATCTAGTGTTAGATGAAATCTCAAAAAGAATGGGCGTAAACCCTAAAGAGTTCTTTGAAATCTACAAAGATGACAAATGGTGGGATGCTAAAGAAGCTCTTAAGTCTAACATCATAGATGAGATAAAGCCATTTAGTTTAGTTGTAAAAAAAGTAAAATATAAGTTTGTACCTTTTTGGAGGAGGTTTTAATGAAGTATGAAATAGATGCAATCAGATGTTACCAATCAGTAATGTTTGAAAAAACTAACGAGACATTTTTTGCTTCTCGGCAGATTAATAATAGAAAACCACTAGAGTTAGAGATAATAGAAGCTATTAATATGATTTCTATTAAATCAGAAAGAGATCATATTCTTATTCCTTTAACTAACGTATCTTGTGTTTATCTAAAGTCTCCGATGAAAAAAGAGCAAGAAGAAAAAGACATAGCAGAGAGAGCTAAGATACCTACTCCGAATATAATTAAAAAACCAAAAGTAAAAAGATCAGCATACTAGGAGCTATTTCATGAGTGGTAAGAACGCAAAAAAAGCAAGAAAAGAAGCAAAAGAAAATGAGTCTGAACAAGATAAACTAAAACGATTAGCTGAAGCTACAGAGTTTAAATTACTAAAGCCTTTTGGTCCATCGTTTGGTATGTTCGCTATGCCAGATGAAATGACAAAAGCTTTGCTAAAAAAGTCTGATGAAATACTAGAGGATAGAAACAGAGTAGACTGGGGTAAAAACCTTGTGGGTCAGATTGCAGAGGAACCTTGGATTTCTAACGAAGACCTAGATGAGATAGGAGCACTAAAGTATTTAGAAGGTATGCTGTACAACTACGTATGGAGTGCGTTAGCTCAAGATGGTCATCAAGTAGAACTTTTAGAAGTTAGTCTAGATCATGCATGGATTGTCAGTCAGTATGAAGGAGAATACAACCCTGTTCACTTTCATACCTATTGTGATCTTTCTTCTGTATTATACTTAAAGGTGCCACCACTTGACGAAAGATCCAAGAACAAAGAGTTACCAGATTATAAATTTTCTAGAGATGGAATGATTGAGTTTATCTACAAAACAGCTTGTCCAACTGGGTTAGAAAAAGGCTCACTGTCTTTTACTCCTGAGCCAGGAAAATTAGTTATCTTTCCATCTAATCTCTTGCACACAGTTTACCCATTTAAAGGAGAAGGTGAACGTAGGTCTATAGCATTCAACTCTCACTGGAACGCAAGACTTAAAGGTGGGAAAGTATTTGACAAATCATTTAGAATGAAGTCAGATCAAAAACATGAGGATTATGCAAAAACACTAACTTCAAAAGGTAAGGAATCTGGATTTGCAAAACGTAAACAGGGAAGCCCTGATAGCGGAGCTTCAGAAAAGGAAAACAAAGTCTGAAAAACCTAAGTTTGTATTTGATGAATTTTGTTTTAACAAACAAGTTAATTTTTTACGTGGTCCAGGCTCAAGGTTTAGAAATGCTGTATGTTCTCGTAGAGCAGGTAAAACAGTAGGTATAGCTGCTGACATGATTGACTCTGCATTGAGTAATGAAGAAGTTAACCTACTTTATATTACTATAACTCAACAACAGGCTAGGGCAATCATATGGTCTGACCTAGTTAAGATTATAGAAGAGTATGAATTAGAATGTAAAACAGACAATGTTAGACTAACAATAACTTTTCCTAACAAGTCTAAGATTTACATAGCAGGAGCAAAAGATAGAACGGAGATAGAAAAATTTAGAGGTTGGAAACTAATGAAGTGCTACATAGATGAGTGCCAATCATTTAGATCCTACCTGAAAGAACTGATAAACGATATTATAATACCTGCCCTAAGGGACAAAAGAGGACAATTATTTCTTACAGGAACTCCAGGTCCAGTAAAGGCAGGTATATTTTTTGAATACTCTCAATCTAAAAACTGGGAAGGACATCACTGGACTGCATTTGATAATCCACATATGCACCTACCACCTGCCCTAGACTTAGAAGAGATACTAAAAGAAGAAAGAATCATAAGAGGGATTGACGAATCAGATCCATCTTATATAAGAGAGACATATGGAAAATGGGTAGAGGACAAAGATGCGCTTGTATTTAAATTCAATAAAGCAAAAAACATCTACAATAAACTCCCTACTGAAGGCGAGTGGAACTATATCATTGGTATTGATATTGGCTACAATGACAGTGATGCTATCGCTGTTATCGGTTATAATACGCACCACAAAAAAGTCTACTTGGTGGACGAACATGTCAAAAACAAACAAAACATTAGTCAACTGGTTGCGGTCATAAATGAATATAAGGACGTTTACAACCCAATACGAATGGTCATGGACGCAGGAGCCTTAGGTAAAAAGATTCAAGAGGAGCTTCGAATGAGGCATGGTCTTAATATCGAGGCTGCTGACAAGACCCGAAAGGTAGAATTTATAGAGCTATTAAATGATGACTTACGAACTGAAAAATTTAAAGCCTTCAAGAGTTCTCTATTTGAAGAGGATTGCATGTTGGTACAGTGGGACAAGGATTCGAAAATTCGTAATCCAGAAAGACCAAAGATTTCAGACACTTATCACTCTGATATCTGTGACGCTGTACTGTATGCTTGGAGGGAATGCCGTCATTATCTATCTGAAAAGCCAAAAGCCCAGCCAAAAGAAGGATCAGATGCCTACATGAAAGAGCTAGAAATGAAGGAAGCTAGAGAATGTGAAGAACGTAAGAAAGATCCATATGCCTTTGAATTAGAGAAGTTATATGAGCAGGATATGGAAGAATTAGATAATATAATGGATGAACAATAGGAGAGGACATGTTAAATGAACTTGATGACGTTAAGTCCTTTATTATATGGTGTAAAAATAATAAAGTAAAATCGTTTAGGTCAAAAGAGCTAGAGTTCGAACTTTCTGACATAGGATTAGTAGAGGGTTTAGCTAACGTAGAGGAACTACAAAAGCACTTAGACGAATCTAAACATGAAAATGAACAAATACAAAAACAAGAAGACGATGAACTAATGTTTTGGTCTTCTAATACTTAGGATATTTCATGGGTATTTATTCAGAAATTAACGGAAGTAAATGGTGGTTAGCCAGTAATAATGACTTATATCAAGAACTATTCTCTTACGTTAATAATCTAGATAGTAAACAACAGTATAGATCAGCTGATAATCTAAGGTATGCTAGGTTATACGGAAACTTTGATTACTTTGGTCTAAATGCTTTAAATTATTACAGAGTTGAAGCCTCCTACAATGTAACCAATCGGGTTACTCTTAACGTAGTGCAGTCTATGGTAGATACTGTAGTCTCAAAGATAACTAAAAATAAACCAAAAGCTACATTCCTCACCTCTGGTGGGGATTTTAGTTTACAGACTAAAGCTAAAAAACTTACAAAATTTGTAGAAGGTATCTACGCTCACACTGATTTTTATGAAAAAGCTACTATGGCATTTCAAGATGCTTGTATTTTTGGCACAGGCTGTCTTAAAATTTTTATAGAAGACGGTCAAATAAAAACAGAAAGAGTAATGATTGAAGAGATAAAGATAGATGATGTAGAATCTTTTTATGCTAAACCAAGACAAATCCATCAAGTTAAGTATGTTCAAAAATCTGTTCTAAAAGAAACTTTTCCAGGTTTTGAAGTAGAAATAGATCAAGCCATGAACACAGACGATAACAGTTTTCAAGACTATCAATCGTCTACATATAAAGACATGGTAAAAGTTGTAGAGTCTTGGCACTTAAAATCTGGACCAAAAGCAAAAGATGGTAAGCATACTATTTGTATCTCTAGTGCTACTCTCTTTGAAGAAAAGTATGATAAAGATTACTTTCCCTTTGTATTCTTTAGATGGGGTGACAGACCTGTTGGTTTCTTTGGTCAAGGTTTAGCTGAACAGCTACAAGGTATTCAACTAGAGATTAATAAAATACTAAGAACAATACAAGTATCAATGCACCTTGTCAGTGTTCCTAAGTTACTAGTAGAAGCTAGTTCTAAGATCGTATCATCTCACCTTAACAACCGTATAGGTGGGATTATTAAGTATGCAGGAACTCCTCCAGCTTATGCTCCTCTTGGTGGTATCCCAGGTGAACTATTCTCTCACCTAGATCGTCTATATCAAAGAGCTTATGAAATATCAGGTATCTCTCAACTAGCTGCTCAGTCCTTAAAACCTGCTGGTCTAGACTCAGGTAAAGCCCTAAGAGAGTTCAACGATCTAGAGACTGAAAGATTTATGTCAGTAGCTAAACGATATGAAAAAACTTTTATGGATGCTGCTGAGATTATGATAGACATGGCTAGAGATTTATACCTTGCAGAAGGTGAGTTTAAAGTAAAAGCTAAAGATGGTAAATTTGTAGAAAGTATTAGTTGGAAAGATGTAGACATGGATAAAGATAAATACATGATGCAGGTATTTCCTACCTCTGCCTTATCTAATACTCCTGCTGCCAGACTAGCAGACGTTCAAGAC